GTTTGTTGCTGCGCTTCTGGGGTGGGCTGTTGCGCGGGGGGTCTGGGGTTGAATTTCGCTTTCTTTGCCATGTTTTATGCCGTGTTTAAAAGGGGGGTTAAACGCCAAGGGTAAATGCTTTTTCAGGCTGCCTTAACGCGCCCATTTGCTTTTCCATTCCCTATCATCAAAATCATCATCTGCCGTGCTGTGCCATTCAATCGGCGCAGCGTTGCTGGTTGCGCCCGCCCAAAGCATTTGCAGCGCATCTGGTCCATCATCATGCGCCGCCTTGGGAAAATGGCGCAGTTGCTCAATCAGCGTGGCTTGCGTGTCGTGCAGCCAAATCAAGCCGTTTGCCATGTGCGGCTGCAAGGTTTCAATCCGCAGCAGCTTATCCGCAATCGGCTTCACCGCCCGCGCGGGCACAGGGCAGCCCCGCACCGCGCTGCGTTTCACCAGCTCGTCTTTCAAAAATTCCTGAAACTGCACCGTCTCCACAAACCACAACGCGCAGCGGTATTGCTTGTGCAGCCGTATCACATCTTCAATAATCAAATCGGGCAGCCGTTTTTTAATCTGCGCCGCCACCACAAACAGCTTGCCCGTGCTGCGCTGATAGCCGCCCACCAAAATCGCGCTCGGGTCGCGGCTTGCGCCTGCTTTGCCCAAGCTCGGGTCTAGCGCGCCGAAATACACCAAATCGCTCGGCAGCTCCGTCCAAAACTTCATCGCGTTGGCAAAAGGCGCGTTTTCGCTGGAAACGGGGTCGTTTTGCAATTCACTATCAAACGCTTCATGCCCATCGCGGGCGCGGATTTTCATCAAATCCAACACCCCACGCGCCGCCCAGCTTGTTTGCGCCCCGCACTCCATCTCCGCCTTATTGGCTTCATAAAACGCCTGCGCCATGCCCGCGCCCGCGCTGCCGTTGTTGCGCAAAATCGCTTCCCATTCGTCCCACAAATCCATGCGCTCGGGAAACGCCAACATCGCCTTAAATTTCACGCTGCGCCACATCGGATTGTGCAAAGTGCGGTTGAGTACGCTGTCGTAGTGCAAAATCGTGCCGATATACACCACATCAAATTTCTGCCCCACGCCGCCCAAATGCAGCACCGACGATTTCAGCCATATTTCCAGCTTGTCGCGCTGGGCAGGGTTGCGCACCTGCTCATCGTTCTCAATATCGTCCAGTACCACCAAATCGGGGCGAAAAGCGCCATGGCGCAAGCCGCGCAGCTTTTTGCCACTGCCAGCCACCTGCACCTTAATATCATTGGCAGTAACCACCGTCCCCGCCTGCCACACGCGCCCCTGCCCGCACACATCGGCAAAATCCATCGCCAAGCGCGGGTTAAATTCCAGCTCCGCCTTAATCGCTTCCAGCATCGGGTAGGCTTGGTCTATGCTGTCCATCACCAGCAAGATATAGTGTTTACGGTTGGTAACAATGCACCACAATGTAAAAAGCTGCGTAACCAGCGTAGATTTCGCTTCGCCGCGCGGCGCAGCAATGCCGTCTTGCTCGTTTTTTGGGCTATTTAAAATTTCAGGCAGCCTGAAAAACAAATACTCATGCAGCTGCGATTTATGCGGGCTGCGCACATAGTGCGGAAAATACGTCTGCACAAAAAATTCAAAACCGCCCACAGGGTCAAACACACGCGCCCGTCGCTCGGCAATCGCCGCAGGGTCGTTGGCAAAGCCCATCACTTCGGCTTCAATCGTGCGCTGCAACTGCGCCGCCAGCTGTTTGAGCGACTGGGTAAATTCTTTCAACTTCATGCCAATTTATCCTGCATATACGCGCCAAAAGGCTCTAACAATTCGCCGATGGCGGCAAGGTGTTTGGGGTATTTTTGCGCGGTAAATTCCGCCAACAGGTTGAGCACGCGCATCGCCGTGGCCAGCTCGCTGGTTTCGGGCAGGATTTTTTTATTCGCTGCCACCATTTTGTTATACGCATCCGCCAAGCTGCCCAAGGCTTGCACGCGGGCAATCGGGTCAATCTCCGCGCCGCCGTTGAGCTGCTCAAACGTCGCTTGGTATTGCACCAAAAAACCTGCCATAATCAGGCGGTTCACATCTTCCAAGCCGCCGCCGGCGATAAAATGCGCGGCGCGCACCTTGTCCCAATCGTCGCCCGTTTCCTTGGCGGCATATTTCCAGCTACGCGCCGTGGCAACCGGCACTTGGGCAAAAGCCGCCGCCATTTCCAGCGGGCAGTTTTCAAACACATAGCGGCGGCGCACCTCGTCGCGTTTTTCTTGCGGATGCGCCATATCACAGCCCGAACTTCGCTTTAATCAACAAAATGCCCGTGGACACCAAGCCGCCCGCCGCCCCGCCTGTAATCGCCGCCACGCGCCGCGTGTCTTGCCTAATCTCGTCCATCTCGCGCTCCATGCGGTTTTGCTGTTCCAATGCCAAATCTTGCTTGGCTTCAATCCGCGCCAGCGCGGCTAAAATCGGGTCTTTTTCCAGCGTCATGCTTTGTCTGCCTTTTGGTCTAATTTGTCGTTCAATTTGTCTAGTTTGGCTTCCAAGCGCTCCAACGATTTCATCACGCTGCCGCTGCTTGCCGTGGCTTCCGCCTTGGTGGCGTAATCCAGCTTCACCTTGTTCAATTCGCCCTGCACGCGCTCATGCTTGGCTTCAATCGCCTCAAATTTCTCATCCAACACGCGGATAAAATGCCACAGCAGCGCAATCAAAAAGCTGGTCAAAATGCCAAACGCCCATTCCATGGTTAAAAAATTCTGCGTGTTCATTTCAGGCTGCCTTGCTGCTGCCGATACCACGCTTGCCAGCCTGCCACCTGCGCTTCCAGCTTTTGGCAGTAGCCACCATAGCGCACCGCATGTTCCAGCAAATGTTGCGGCGAGCCGCTGGCGGGACGCTCGGGGCGTTCGTGTGTTGCCAGTAGCTCGGTGGAAACGGGTGGGATTTCAGGCTGCCTAATCGGCGGGGTAACCAAAGGCGCGGTTGTAGAGGTGCAGGCTGTGGTTGCCAATGCCGTTGTAAACAGTAGTGCCTTGATTATCTTGATGCGTGGCATGGGGGATGTCCTTGTTCAATTCATGTTGCCGTTTATCTAGCTGGGCTCGGGTGGCGGCAAGCTGTTCGCCTTGCTGCTGCGCCCATTGCACCGCCGCTTGCTGTTTTGCCAGCGCATCCGCCAGCGCGGCAGAATGCGCCTGCTGGGCTTTGAGCTGCTCGGCGGCGTATTGGTTTTTCAAAACCAGCGTTGCCGCGCGGCATGATGTTTGCGCGATTGCCCAGCCTGCCCATGCGGATGCGGCGCACGCCAGCACAAAACCCACGCAGGCAGCCTGAAACTTGTATTTATTCCAAATTTTCAGCATCGCTTTGCCCCTTGTTAATCTGCGCCACCTGCGGCACAGCGGCGATGCCGCGTTTAATCAGCGCGTAGCCGCCGACCATGCCGCCGTATGCCCACCATAGCCACTCGGGCGCGTTGGCGGTGTGGATAAATTTGTAGGTCATGCAGGCAGCGGTGATGTTTGCCCACAGCTTGGTGTGGCTGATTTGTCCTGTGGCGGGATTGGCGATTAAGCCTGATAGCCATTTGAGCAGTTTCATTATCGTTTCCCTTTGCGTTTAGCCCGCCGCGCCGCTGCTACGCCGCTGTGGCGATGTTTACGCAGCGCAACACCGCCCAATGGGTGCGGCTGCGGGCGCGGTCGGCTGGGTTCTTTTAAAGTCAGTTCAGGTGATGGTGGCGCAAGACTGGTTAGGCTTAATGCCACCAGCGCACCCAATACAACAGAGTGCCGTTTCATTTTCAGGCTGCCTCCTAGCGTTCGTTGCGCGAAACTTGCCCATTGCTGTCCAACAACGGCAACTCAAAGCGTTCAGGCTTGGGCGCAGATTTGCGCCCATCCGCCCAATCCAGCCACACATAGCCCGCCACGCGGCTCATCGCAAATGGCTTAATGTTCACCGCATCGCCCTGATTGCCGCCCAGCACCATCAAATTGCCCTGCTTATCCTTGCCCACCACAAAGCCCACATGCCCGCCGCCCGCGCGGTCAAAAACGACTACGCAGCCGTAGGCAGGGCGCTCCAAGCGCGTGCCTGTGTTCAGCCAGTCTTTCGCGCGATACCAATGCTGTGGCAGGGCGCGTTTGGCTTCGCGGGCGCAATGGGCAACAAACGTGCCGCACCACGGCGTTTCGTCGTCTTGCCACCATGCGCCTAGCGCAATCAGCCAGTTGCGGATTTTGCTGTTGTGTTCTTTGCCCGCGATTTCGTGCGTGCCGATTTCGCGGCGGGCGATGGCAAGCCATGCCAGTTCGGAAGGTTGTGTATTCATGCTTATTCCTTTTAGGGTTTAATGATGGTTTAATGATGGTTTCAGTAGGTTGCCATCATGCCCAAACCGCAGCTGCACCAGTCAGACGTAAGGCTTCGCCCCACGCAAAAAGGCAGCCTGAAACCCCAAGCAAGGTTTCAGGCTGCCTATTTATTTCACGCCTATTTTGTCATAGCAAAAAACCGCCCAACGCGCTGCCACGTTAAACGGTTTTTAAATACTCTTCAATCAAACAACGCCCCCTGCACCGCCACCTCCTCCCGCTCCGCCAAAATCTTATCCGCCGTGCGATGCGACAGCCCAAATTGCGGGCAAAGCTCGGTTAAAGCCATCGCCTTGCTGATTTTGCCCCCGTCGGTCAAAGCCGCAAACGCCGCCCGAAACCGCCGATTGCGCACCTTGCGCAGCTGCACCGTGCAGCGCGGAATATACAGCTCATCCCCGCCAAACACCGCCGCCAGCTTCTCCGCATCTTCCTTGCCCAACGCCTTATGCAGCAGCTTCATCCGCGCCGTATTCTGCCGCCCCTTGCCAAACTTAAACCGCGCGCCCCCAATCGCCTGCACCAATCTTTCCGCCCCATCCAACCCAATCACTTCCGCAATCCGCTGGATGCTCTCGGGCAAACAATCCCAATCATCTTTTTGCATCAAACGCTCCGTATTCTGTGTTAAAATTCAAACTGATACTGTTATTTTTGAATACGCCTGCGCCCAATGCGTGGGCTTTTTTTTGTCTGTTTAAACCTAATTTAAACCCCGTTTCAGGCTGCCTTATGCCCCGTGCGCCGCGCCTGATAATTCAGCGCAGCCAACACCTTGCGCATCTGCTCCGCATCGCAGCGTTGCACCGTATCCACGCCAAACATCTTGCGTGCAATGCCGTGTGCGTATGCCCAGCTTTTGCCGGTTTGGGTGAGCAGCGCGCCGATTTTTCGCATCATCGCGCCATGCTCGGCAAAATGCAGCGGGGTGCGCTGATAGGCTTTTGCGCCCACATCCGCGCCAAAGCCTTTTTGCTGCAACAGGTTGAGCACCGCCGCCAGCTCGTTGTCCATCATATCCTTGCAACTGCGTTTGCCTGTGGCTTGGGCCAGTAGGTCGCGATAC